ATGGTTCCACCAGTTAAATGATAAGCTGGTGTAAACCCATTCGGGTCATTAACATTTGCCATAATTTATTTACCCATAGTTAAAGGTTAATCTTCAGAAAGATCCCGTTTGCTACCAAACTCGGTCTTCGACTGTCGCCGAGGCGGTTCAATAGGCATAATGGGATTACTTTCCCTCATTAATTCAGAATCAACAGCTTGCATGGACGCATCGGTCATTTCTTGAAAATATTCCTCACGTTCAGCTACTATTTCTTCATCTATTTTTGCTAAGATTAAGCCACCAACGCCAATAACACCTGCGTGTTTTCCATCCTCAATTGTAGTACCTTGAAACTCAGGATGAGTTTCAGCCCTCACTGGCTCGAATCCTTCACGAATACGCTTAGACATATTCGTTTTGTCTTCTCGGCCAAGAATGCTTTCACGAATCCAGCGATATTTATATCCTGGAGGCGGTTTAGGTGCGTCTAAACTAGACGGTGGTTGCCAAGGTTTTCTGCGAGTTTTTTCTACTCGTACTTCAGCAGAACGGGAGTTGCGGTCTGTCATATTATACTCCTATATATTAAACGTACTTTGCGTACTCTTCTAATGGCACACCAAGTTTTTTAGCAATTGCTTGCTGACTTGCTGTGAGTCTTACTTTTTTGGACTTTCTAGTGTTTGGATTAGTTCCAACACTGGTTCGTCCAACTGCTTGAACAGGAGGCGATTTACCTTCCTTTTCAAATTTATGTGGAAAAGCATTCTGAATCCTTTCATCTAATTGTTCATAATAATCTGATACTGTAGGATCTATACCCTCTTCCTGCATTTTTTTATCAAGTGCAAAAGCAGCAGCGGTCATAGCTTCATCCCTTCCAAACCAAGAATTTTCTTCCTTTTGCGCCCAGGTAGTTGCCCTGGGATCTATTGGAGGTGCTTGAGGAGCTTGTTGTCGCTGTGGCTTATTTCCATTACTTGAATGTTCTCGTTGTTTTTTAGCACGAGCCAATGTTTCTTGTTCTACTGCTAATTTTGCAATATCCTGTTGAGTATCAACTTGAGCATCAAGATCTCCCGATTCAATAGCTTTTCGATATTTATCTTTAGCTTGCTCAAGTTCAGTTATTACTCTTCCATTATATTCTTTAAAAAGTGCTTCATCACTTTTTGCAGCTTTATTTTCAAATTGATGAACTTTATCTTTTAAAGCCTGAGCAACGCGAAGAGCTTCATCCCTTTGTCGCTCTGCTTCACGTTGATTATAAGTGAGCTTGTCGATTCGTTTTTGAACCTTGTCACTATATTGTTCAATTTCTTCCTCATGATTTACAGAAGATGCTTCTACTACTACTTCTTGAGAAGAGTCTCCTTCAGTTGGAATTTCAATTTCTTGTTCTAAATTTTCAGCTTGTTGTGGCATGGTTTCCTCCATGAATATTTGAGTTTAGCGCGAAATTCAGAAAAATGAAACATTAAATCCCTATTATATCCTCAGGGTCGTCTATTTTTGCCAAAATTTCATCGTCATTTAATAAGCGCAAGTCTCCTCCATCAATTTGAATACGAGCACCTGCGTAGCGTCCGAAAATGACCCAATCTCCTTTTTGACACCAAGGTCCTTCAGGAAATTTAACTGGGTCTTTATATGCATCTGGCCCAAGAGCCACAATATAGCCCACAACTGTAGTCAGACGCTCGCGTTCTACAGTTTGTTTTGCCAAATAAATTCCACCCTTTGTCTTTTCCGAAGGAGCAAAAGGTAAAATAAGTAGTCGATAACCTGTAGGACGAGGCAATTTTTTAGCTAAACTGCCAGTTTTAAGGTCCTCTGGAGTAAAATTCGTTGATTTTGGCTTTTCAGGCTCTTCAGAACCAAAATTCGCAACAAAAGGAGGTATTTTCTTACTTTTAGCTTCACTCTTCATCTGGTGTCTCCATTCGTCTATGTAACCCAATTATTTCGTTTTCAACGTAATTTAGCCCCGCAATTTCACCAGTTAAGCGCTGATATTGGTTAAAATCACCCACACCCCCACTTGCAAGCGTATTTTTCAGCTCTTCTTGTCGTTTGCGGGACTGTTTTAATAAAAATTCAGTCGCCGTTAGCCAATCCATCAACTTTTTCTAACCCATTGGATAAAACTAAGTCCTTTTGTAGCTGCTCCACCGCCCTTAGCCTTACCTTTAACTGAGACTATCTCTCCAGTTCCAGCTGGTTTGCCCATACCTTTAACAGGGTTAGGTTGTGGTCCAGGATATACCTTAGATTTAGACTTTTTAGCCATTTTTTCCTCCTATTCGGTTCTAGTTTTTTCGTCCGCTTCTCGGACAGTGTTTAAAATATCTGCGTAAGTCCTGTCTGCCTCTAAAATCGAAGACTGGACGTTCTTTTCTCGTTCTGCAGCAATCTTCATTTCAGCAATTGCCTCTTGGGACTCAATTTTTTCTTTCTCAACTTCCCGTTTTTGCTCTGATGCCACTGCTTTTTGCCTAATTTCTGCTTTTTGCAGCTCAATAATTGGATCAATTCGTTGCAATTCTTCTGCTTTAGCAAGCGCTTCTGCACGTCCTGTGACTTCTGCTGTGGCTTGAGTTGCCAATTGTGCAATTTGATTTATGATTTGCTGGCTCTGCTCTGGAGGCATTTGTTGAAGTTCCTCTAAAGGCGGCAACGGTTGGCCCATTGCTTCCTCAATCTGTATTCTATACAACATAGATTGATGTTCCTGGATGTTTGAACTGATCATTTGCACTACCATCGGGTTTTCTTTAGCCATCGGGTTTTGAATAAAAGAGGAATGCGCTGCAATATAGGCTTCATGGTCTTGCCATTCAAATGCTTTAATTGGCTGCCCCATCATCGCGGCCTGTTCTTCGCTTATTGGATCCCTGGGAGGAACTTGCGGTTCCTGTTTAAATAAACTTTGTGGATTTTTAATTTCCAAAGCCTCATACATTCGGCGATAAGCCTCCTGCAAATTGTGTATTTCAGGTGCCGCTTGCGCCATTTGCAATTGTTGTTGGGCTATCAATACTCGTTGTGCCATGGAGAATATGTTTGGATCACTGACTGGCAGTACATCAATGCGCTCATCAAAATCCTGGGCCATGACTACCTGTTGTCCCTGATCCGTCATGTAAGGATATTCTGGGGGCAGATAAGTGGCATAAACACGAGTCAACAATCTAAATTCTTTTTTCTGAGCAAAATGCAATCTTTTATGTATAGCCGACATTACCTTAGTTCCCCGTTCCAACATCGCTATGGTAGTTCCCACAGGTAGTTGCTGACTGCCAATATCACCAACTTGCATGTCTGCAATGGATGCAAAACGTCTGCCAGAATCCACCAAAAGACCTAAAAGCTGCGATAAGACGGCTGAAGGTTCTTTATAAGGCAAAGGCAGCAAAGAATCCTTGATTGTAGCCCCTGCTATATCAACATCTCTAAATTCCCCAGGCTGTAAAGGCTCATCTTCACCCTGAATACGCATTCCACGGGCTTTAAATCCAGCAGGTAAATTAGCCAAAGTTCCTGCATCAATTAACTGACGTAAAATAGAAGTAACAGACTTGGTTAGTCCACCAATCATGTGGATTAAACCAAAACCATAAAAACCCAATCCTGGCAAGAATTTATATTGCACAAAATAATCAAGTTTCTTGTAAAGTTGATCTCCTTCTTTCCAGTTACGGCGAATTGCCAAAACTTGGTTCATGTCTTCACAGATAGTCGCAATATAAGGACACGCAAAGCCATGATCTTCAATCTCTGTTAAATTAAGATCAACGTGCATTTCCAAAATAGTGTATAACTCATTGTTTTCTGCATAACTTGGCTGCAGCCCTTCAAGTTTTTCCATTTTTTCCTGAACTTCGTTTGGAACCACAACTCCAGGTTGCATTAGCTCAATGTCGCTGTAGGTACCGTTTAGTTGCATTTTAAGCAGATCATTTTTAGTCATGGTCATGACATGGGTAACACGCGGCGAAGTTGAAAGATCCGTAGTTGTGTAGCTAACCACTAAATCTTCTGCTTTAACAAACTCACTAACAGCACGACCCAAGGTGGTATCAAAATAAACTTTTTTAAAAGCACTTCCAGATAAAGGCAGATAAAACAATAACGAATCCATCTCAGGATCGTACTCTTCCATGACATGACTAATTTGATAGTTCATGAATTCTTTTACCCTGGTAGATTGAGCCACAATTTCTGGATTATGCGTCCCTACAACTTGGACCTGGACAGGTCCCCCTGCGGGTAAAAGTTCTTTATAGGCTTGTGCCTGAAACTGGGTTACTGCTTCTGCTAAAAGGGGGTGATTGACTCCACTCGCTCCCTGAAACGGTTGTGTCCGTTCTTCCTGCTTAATTCCCAATAAATCAAGTCCTTTACTAAAAGCCTCGTACCAATCCTTGCGAGATTCTTTGTCTTCTTCATAAAGGCTCGTTAACTCACTGCCAAGAGCCTGGAGAACATCTTCTTCTAAAAAATCCGCTAAATTTTCGTTAAAATCAGGCGGTTGTTGCCCTTCCATGGGCATTTCATCAAATGTTTCAGCACCTTCAGGAAGTTCAAGCTCTATTTCAATGGGTCCTTCAAAAGGACTTGCTTGGGCATCGCCATTTGACATGGGCAGTTGTTTGTCGATGGGCATAGATTATTACTCTAGCTATAAATAAATTAATAGTAAACTATTATTCCAGATAGCTCCTTATTTTTTCTTCTTCATATCCTTGTTCTATAAAATGATTTACGATTGATTGCACGGCTTCATGCTCTTTGTTTTCATAAATTTCCGTCCATCCTATAATAAAGTTTCTGATCCGGGCATACATGTCCAAAGGGTATTTTGGTTTGTCCGGTCGACCAAACCTGTGCAACCATTTTAAAAACGGCATACACAAAACTTTGCCTCCCTGTTTCCTTACTTTTTCCTGCAAATACCACTCCTCGCCGCCAAACCCCCGGAAGGCAGGATTAAAGCCAACCCAATGTTCTTTTTTACAGGAAAATAAACCACACCCCTGCATCGGTATCTCAAAAGGATCACCTTTATCCAAAGAGGGCTGCGCCGTGGCCCATGTACCAAACATTTGACCTCGCCATTGTGGTTCAAAATGTGTATAGAAGTTTTGCAAATCGTCATGCACCAAAGGCCCTTGAAGAAGGTCTCTTGTGTTGGGGAAAGTGTTGTAATAGGAAATCAACTTTGCCAAAGCACCAGGGACCAATAACACATGGCAATCAATGCAAAGAACATATTCGCCCTGTGCATGTTCAAATACTTTGCCTTTTACAAAAGAACTTTCCCATTCAGTAAACGGCACATATCTGCCGTTCTCCACATAAGACTCAATAAACCTTTTTACTTCCTCCCCGTGTGGACTGTCCGGTTTATTGTCAACCACCAATATTTCAATCTGATCCATGACTTCTGGATGGTACATGCGCAGTGCCTGTACCGAAAAATACACTCCATCGTAATCGTCATAAGTAGCCATGCCTACGGTTAATACTGGCATTTTAATAATCCTTGCTGATAAAAAACATTCCTGTATTCTGCAGAAATTCACGTTCCATTGTTGAGTGCTCTAATATTTTTTCATAGCCCAACGAGTCGTACCACATTCCTTTCTTCTTCAATTGCTCAATCCAATAATCTCTCGGTTTGCAGTTTACATGCAAAGGCATTTTAATATTGCTGGCTGTCATCACCAAATA